CCATGCAACTGACCTTACAAAACCAACTCCGCACCGAAACCGACGCGGAACGAATCGCAAATCTCAAGCGCAAAGGCTGGGTCGAGACGACTCCGCCAGCGCATAATGCTGAGACCCATCACGCGCCCGAATGGATCAACGGGCAATGGGTGGCGGCTGCGCTGACTGCGGACGAACTAGCAGCCCGCGCCAGAAAGACGTGGCCGACCGCTGCCGCATTCCTAGATGAGTTTTCCATGCCGGAACTTGCCGAAATTAGTCTTTCAACGGACCCAACAACAGCCGCGCTTCGCCTTTTAATCTTATCTTGGGGTGGAGATGTTTGGAGTGATGATCCCAGAATTTCTGCCGGACTAGACCAGCTAGTTTCTGTTGGTATCATATCCCAGAGCCGTCGAGAGGAGATTGTTTCTAAAAATTAAGGGGTAAGTGTATTTTAAATTAAATGGCCAATTTTTTAGATTTCCCAGAAATTACTACTCTTGAGGACCTCTCAGGGGGGTCTAAGATTGTCGGCGTTCAATCCGACGATTCTGAAGAACAAATATTTTCTATCGATTTATTATTTGAAAAGTTTAAAACCGAGCTAACGACACAATCTCTTTCGGGCTCGGAAAATTCTCCATTATTGGATCTATCCTCGACTTGGAATACGACAGAAACTGTCACGGCTTTAAAGTTAAACGTAACCGATACTGCCAGCGGCGGAAATAGTCTTCTTTTAGCTCTTCAAAAGAATGGGACTACCGTTTGTTCTGTTCGTAAAGACGGATGGCTCGTGACTAATTTTGGTCTAGGTTGTGAGAATTTTTATAGCACTGGGGGTGGCCAAACGATGGTGATAGGTTCAATCGCAGGGATTGGGAATAGTGTCAGTGTTATTAACGCTTTAGGTTTAGGAGGTGGTAATTTATCTATAGTATCTCCTTCCTCTTCTATTTTACAACTTGGAGGAAATCATTCCACTACTCCAACCACCCAAACTATTAAAGCTCACGATGTCGTTACTGGTTCTGGCGCGAGTTTAGTTATCTCTGGTGGAAACGGGAGCACGGTCAAAGGGAATGTTATCCTAGATGGTGGTAATAGAAATACTTATGATAGTTCTCTTTATAGTAGTTTTTCAACTATCGCTACGATTTTTATAAAACACGGATTAATGGCACTATGCCCGCCATTAAATATTTCCGCTTCCGATGCGGGTGCCGGAACAGCTTCTGTGTCGTGGAACGCCGAAGAAACGGGCGTTGCTGAACATTATGAAGTTCAAACATCTCTCGATGGTGTTTCTTATACTGCCCTAGAAACAACATCAGGAACAACATCCTCAACCATGCAAGGTCAGGATATTATGATTTATTTTCGTGTAAGAAGTGTTTTTGGACAATTAACTTCCGATTGGGAAACCGCGTCTACATACGTTGCTTAAAAATAAACGAAAATGGCTCAATAATTCACCATTGAGCTTCTTGGATAGCTACTCCAAGTTCGAAATCCAGAACATACTTCATACCCAGTTACCCCTGTTACATCGGGTAGCCTTTTTCTTTTCAGATTCCTAGTTTTAAGTTCATGATAAATAAAGTCAGTATCATCCTTATCGAAGGCGTCATCTAAGAGTTGAATATATTCTTTTGTAAAAATTAACTCTTGAGATTTTTCTAAAACTCTCTGTTCTAAGAGAGTTGATCTCTCTAGAAGAGAATCTCTCTCCCTTAAGAGTTCCAAGGGATCTAGTAAATCAAGTTCTTGTTCGGTGTTCACCTTTTTAAAGAGGTGCCCAAGAAGAAAGCTCCCAATAAAAGCTCCCAAGATAAACACACAAATATGAGTTATTAAAAAATACATTCTACCCTTTCGTCTTTTTTGTTTTCATTGGAGAATGTCTTTCTTAATTGTCTCCACTTATTGTCAAAATTTCCGCCCTCTGCTGCTTGAAAAATAGAAGGTGCTGCAACGTGCTCAAATGGAGACCAGTGCCCCATCTCTAATAACCTATCAAATAATTTAAAATCCTCTTTAGGATTAATTTTTCCATCAAAAGTTTCATAAGATACTCTTGCGCACCTTGCCACAGAAACTTTTGTTTGTTCGTTGACGGTAAGGCCATCTGGCATTCTATCACCAAATGGAAGATGAAGATCTTCTAATCCCAACTCTTTAGGTTTTGAAAGATTATATTCTTTCAACATTTTATAAGCTAAATCACAAATATGGATTTCTGCCGCCTCATGAGCCCTGAGAGCGAAGAAGTTTTCCCAGTTTGTCGCTGTAGCGATAACGGTATGATACAAAAACGGCTCTAAAATCCTATTGCATAATTGTTTTGTTGCTGAATTTTTACTTAAAAGCCAAGATGTTGCTACTGCACAATCTCTCGCTCTTAGCCAGAGAAACTTTGACAACCGCAACCTCCATCCTTCTTGATATTCAGAGCCCTGCATTCCCTTATGGTCTGCTTGGAATGCAATAGGAATAAAAGGGGTTTTGATTACCTTTTCTAACATTTTAGCATAAGGAATCGCCCTTGAGGATGCCGAATTTCTAGAAATAGCTCTGTGTGTATTAAATTCCGCCAAGACAATTCTTGGGAACTTAAGAACAAAAGTTGTAAGTCTAGACCCTTCGAAAGAAGAATCTGCAATAATTTTTGCCGAAATTTCATTCGACCCCGTTAAGTATTTCTTTTCAATCTGCATTTTTAATAAGTATTTCGCTTAAAGTTTTTCTATCGTCCCAATCAATTATCCACAAATTTTTTGTTCGATTTTTGATTAAAAATTCTAAAATATAATCGTCTATCTTTTTTGCCTCCTCTAGAGACTGATATCTACCATGCGTTTGGTATTCCTTTTCATTTCTTTTTAAGAAGATGTTGGTTTCTGGAAACACATTTGAAAAATGATTAGCTATCATTCTTAGTGGCTCTGAAATGGCAGAGGAGTTTCTGTAATAATAAGAATAAATGGGAGATAGCAAAATTGGGCAATCGGAAACTATGTTTTTAACTCCAGAATATATCAAAAAATCTTCCGAATGAAGTTGTTGTGACATAATGTGAACTTGGTCGAAACTTTTAACCCCTCTTTCTAAGTAGGCCCAAGTCTTAATATATTCCAGCACGAGTTCTGTGTTGTGACCCCTTTCTTTTAAGAAAGAAAACGCCCAAGCTGCTGTTGTGGATTTTCCACTTCCCGCCCCTCCAAAAAAATTAAATCTCATTTTCCCAAAATTTTGTAAACTCTTCTAAAAACTTTTCTTCGCCGTCTTGCTCTAAAACTTCCAAAAGTTTTACAAGCTCTAAGGATTCTGTTAAAATTTCCTCACAGTATTCAAAGGCGCTCTTTGATTTTTGTTTTAGATTATTTCCCCTCTCATCAAGCTCTTTTAAAAAGAGCTTATAATGTTCTATAAAGGCTGTCATTTATTAAAAAATCTTCTGCTTCTTGCGCTAACCTTTCCAAATCCTCTTCTAGAAAATCCTCTTCGTCTATAAACACAGTAGGATCGGATACCAAAGAGGCTTCTCGAATTTCAAAATAACTTTCATACGGGGAGTCTATTAACATCCCCGAAACCCAAATTTCTACTCCGTCCCCCGTTTCGAATGGGAACTCTACCCTTCGTTTTCTGTCCATAATTTCTATAATTTCCATAAAATATCACCATTTTGCCCCTTGTCAAGCTCTTTTTTCATTTTTTAAAAAAAACAGAATTCCACAAGAATAACGTGTAAATAGAGTATATGGAAGGTTGGATTCCTGATTCTGAATATTCTTTCGGCGAGGTCGTTTCCTGTAAAGGCAGGTTCTTTTTCTGCATCTCTAAAAGAACAAATTCCTATCCGTCTGACTTGGCGGATTGGTTGGCTATTGATGCAATTTCTTTAGGTGAATTACCAAAATCCGCAAAAGAAGGTTTCGTAATTTTAAATCCAGATTCATTAAAGTGTTATATTTTTACTTCGTGCTGGGAGGAAGTTTCTAAAAGGTCTTGTCAGAAAATTATTTTCTCAAATAGAAATCCAAGAGTTGGAGATTCTGGAAAACTTTGGGTAAACGAAGCCGAGGAATTAATTTTTAAGTTTCTTGACGGTTGGCAATTGTTAACTAATGACGACCAAGATATCTTTGACTTTCCATTTTCACCCTCTCGCTTCGATGACGAGTTCGACTCCTCTGGTAACGGAACTTTTTATGAAGGTTGTTTTTGGATCGACTCTAAGAATAATAGAATTTACGAGAATTTATCCTCAACTTTTAAATCTTCTGTATGGCAAAAAATTTAAAGGAATGCAGAAAATGTCTTGAAATAAAAAGTCAAGAATATTTTGGAACCGACAATAGATCTAAAGATGGTAAGAAAAGGTTCTGTAAATCGTGTATCTCCGAAATGAACAAATTAAATTTCCTTGCAAAAAGAGAGTCTAAATTAGAACAGATCCTATCTTGGCAAAAAGATAATAAAGAAAAAGTAAAAGAATATAAAAGAGCTTATGCAAAAAGAAAAAGAAAAACAACTTGATGGATCTGTTGATCCGGAAGAAAATTTAAAAAAACTAAAAGAGCTAAAAGCCAAAGCTAAAAAAGAAGTTAAGGCCAAAATCAGAAAGAAAATCTCTTTAGGATAATGGGCAAAAAATACGTCTATAAAGATAGGAGTATCGTAAAAGCTGACTCTCTTTTTGTTAAAAGTGATTTTCCTTGGACACCAAGCCAAGAGGCTTTTAATGAACTTGCCTCAAAGAAGTCTACAAAGATAATGTTTGTGAACGGTCCTGCTGGGGTCTCTAAAACATTTTTAGCTGTTTACCAATGTCTTAAACTGTTACAAGAGGGTAAAATCGACTCTATTATTTATGTTAGATCTATCGTGGAAAGTTCTTCTCATTCCCTAGGCTTCTTGAAAGGAGATCAGGATGAAAAGTTCGCTCCATACATGATGCCATTGGAAGATAAGTTGCACGAGTTTCTCAATAAGTCGGGCCTTGAGTTTATAAAAAAGAATGGCCTTGTTGAGGCTGCTCCTTTTAACTTCTTGAGAGGGGCTCATTTTACGAATAAGGGGATTATTGTTGACGAATCTCAAAATGCCACATTCTCCGAACTGATAACTTTACTAACTCGTATTGGGGACTTTAATAAAGTTTTTATATGTGGTGACGAAAGACAATCTGACGTTGGAAAATTAAAAACCGGATTTAAGCCTATTCTTGAATTATTTTCTGATAGTGATTCTAAAAAGTTTGGTATTGAGTCTTTCGAATTTACATCTGATGATATTGTCAGATCTGAACTAGTTAAGTTTATTGTGAAAAAGTTAGAATCTATGTAAAAAAGATTGAACAAAAGTTTCACATAGCATACTATATGAGGGTAACACCAAATTTAGTATGCCAGTAATTTATTGTCTAGACTGCGGGGCGAAACATTCTTTCGTAGATAAAAAGCCATCTTCTTGCGCTAAGTGTAGAAAGTCATTAAACTTTCCCGTTCTATCTTTGTCTGCAACTTCTCAGGCTAAAGAAAAGACCTCAAGTAAGGAAAAGTCTTTTAAAGATCCTCGTTTAGAGAAAAAGCGGGCTCTTCTATTGAAGCGCAGGGGAAGGTCTCCCGTGGATGAAGATGAGGAAGAGGCCGATGAAGATGAGGATTTTGACGACGATTTAGAAGATTCTTTAGAAGATATTCCTAGACCTTCTAAGCTGGCGGCAAGTATTGAGGTAGATAGACCAAAGTCAATTGCTTCAATGGGGAATTTCTTAAAATCCATAAACCCAGATTGGGGGAAAGAATCGTGAAAACCTTCGAAGATTGCTTTGATATCATTGAGGAAGAGATCTCCAAACGAAGAAATCGTTGGCAACTAAACTCTATTACTCATATAGACTTTGATGAGGTTCGTCAAATACTTCTGATTCATTTAAATGAGAAATGGAATCTTTGGAACCAAGAAAGACCACTTAAAAATTGGTTAAATAGGGTTATAACTAACAGAATCGCTAATCTCGTCAGAGATAACTACGGGAATTTAGCTCCTCCTTGTAGTAAGTGTCCAATGAACCAAGGTGGGAATTTGTGTTCATGGACTTCTTCTGGAGAAAAAAATTCTGAATGTTTAAGCTATTCCCATTGGGAGAAAAATAAAAGATCCGGTTATGAGTTGAGATTGCCATCTTCAATAGATAACCCTAATGACCACGCAAGCTTTGGAATTCATTCTGATGTAGTTGAAATCGACTTAGAAAAATCTATAGAAAGGTTTGATAAAGAACTTAAGAAAGTCCTTTCAAAGAATAACTATAAAGCTTATCGTTTGCTATTTATCGAAAAATCTTCCGAAGAAGAGGTCGCAACCGAATTAGGATTCACTACTTCAGAAGTGGGCAGGAAGGCTGGATACAAGCAGATTTATAATATCCGCAAAAAGATTCTTGAAGAAGCCCGTAAAATTTTGGCCGAAAAAGAGATTTTTTATGAGTGATGACTTTCCAATTATTCAAGATATTGATGCATTCTTTGCTCAACACGATTATGGTTTATCTGAGGATCAGCAAAAGTTGATTCAAGAAAAGCTTGATAAGGGCGTGGGTATTGTTGAGATTGCTCGTGATATATTTGACGATCCAAATATCGTAGCTCGTAGCGAAAAGTATAATACTGTTCGAAAGTTTTGTGATAAACTGAAGAGGGCTTGCGAGACCGTTTTTTTAGACGAAAACGCCCAAAGGTATATCAGAAAAAACGCCTCTATTCACAGGCCCGTGGATATGGCGCGTGTTTTATTCAATGACCCTAACTTAAAAAATTTAAGTAAGGAAGCAAAAACCATTGAAAAGTTTATTAAAATACTTGGTTTGGGCTTTTCTATGGGGGATGGAGAAATTAAGGAGTATAAAGTCCCCAGAACCGACGCCAAAATTATTGAAAAGATTAATAGCGCCGACCCTAGCGCAAATTTCAAAGAAGGGTCTCTGAATGGTGTGCAGACTAAAATGGTTCTGAATTTAAGATCTTTTTTAGCCAACTCCAGATTCCTTAGCTTAATGAATTCCATCGAGGATGAAGGTGAACGCGCTCTTTTTGAAAGTGAGTTTATTGCGACAGCTTACAGTAAGCTCGACATGACTGCGGAAGACCTTCAAGCTTGTATTACTTTAGCTTATCACTATCTCTTAGAAAAAAGAATCCAAAACCATTTAATTATTTTAGATGGCGAGTTAATGGAGTCCGTTCAGGATAAGGACGCAAGTCTAAAAATGACTTTAACAGAGGCTTACGGAAAGAAGTCTGACGAATTAGATAAGTGCGTAAAGAGAATTCAATCTTTGCAGAAATCCCTTTCTAAGAACCGTGCAGACCGTTTGAGCGCACAAGCTGACGCTAATAAGTCACTAACTTCAATGGTTGAACTTTGGAAGGAAGAGGAGAGCAGAAAGAGAATGGCTCTTATTGCCAAGGCTACTGAGCTTGCCGTTGGGGATGAAATGAAAAGGCTTGAAAACGAAGAATCTTTCATTGCTTCTATCTACGGGATTAGTCAAGAAGAAATTTCGGATGGAATGTAAGATTTGCTCAAACGTTTTTGAAACTAAACCCAAGTTTCATAGGCATTTAAAAAAGTGTTGTGGATTGTCTAAACCACAATACTACGAGAAATTTTATCCAAGGTTTGATCTTCTTAGTGGAGAAAAGATTCCTTTTAAGAACGAAGATCAATACTTCTCCACAGACTTCCTTTCGAAGGTTAATGCTATTACTTGGTATAAATCTAAAACGAGGGATGAGGGATCTCGCGCGGAAGCTGCTCAAGTCTTAACTTCCTATTTTAAGAATAAAGGTTTTGTAAAAATGCCAACTCAAGCTGAGTTGCGCTGTAAAAAAATTCCTTCTATCATAGGCATTGAGTCTTTGGGAATTGATTATTACGATTTTTGTGAAAACCTTGGACTAAAACCAAGATTTTTAAACAGAGACAACGTTAGTATCGCAGATGTTCAAATTATAACAGATACGAGGGAACAATTGCCGTTATTTGAATATGAAATAGAAAAATTAGAGGTTGGCGACTATACTACTAAAATGAACTTCTCGGGAGTTTTCTTAGAAAGAAAATCTTTGAGTGATTTTATCGGGACCTTTTCAAGGAAAGAGAATTACGAAAGGTTTGATAGAGAGCTTCAAAGAGTTGAGGAGTTGGGGTTCTTTCTTATTGTGGTGTGCGAAGCTTCTTTTGAAGAAGTTTTTGAGTGGACTAATAATTTCGGTGGTAGAAGTTCCGGATACTCTGCTCTGGTTAAAATGTGTGATTTCATGCAAAAATACGACCGATGCCAATTTGTTTTTCCTAGAAGGGGCTCAGATTTAAAAAAACTGTGTAAAGATCTTCTAGGAATGGGCCACGCTGTAAAAGACTCTGACTTGCAGCTAATGATCGATTTAAAAAAACTATAATTATGTGGGAAAAAGGACTTCACTGTAGAAAACCTAAAAAGAACATCAATGATGAGCTATTGGCTCTTGAAGGAACTTTGAGAGATCGGCAAGCCAAAATTACTTTTATTGATTTCTTAAGAAATAACCCGACTTTTGCAACCCGTCTATTGGTGGGAGTTTCTCTGTTCCCGTTGCAACAGATGATCATTAAGGCTATGTTCCAAAGGAATAACTTTTTAGCTATTTGCTCTCGGGGTCTTGGCAAGAGTTACATTGGTTCTATTTTTTGCATGTTATATGCGATTTTCAATCAAGGCGTTAAAATATGCATTGTTTCGAAAACCTTCCGTCAGGCTAGAATGATGTTCAAAAAAATTGAGGAATTCGCAAACTCTAAGGAGGGTGAATTTTTCAGGCAATGTTTAGGAGATCCTAGAAAGGCTATTAAACATAATGCTGATGCTTGGGAAATGACTATTGGGTCTTCCCTTATTGTGGCCCTTCCATTAGGTGCGGGAGACAAAATTCGGGGTTATAGATTCAACGTAATGGTTATCGATGAGCTTTTACTTTTAGATGACAAGGTGATTAATGAGGTTCTTAAACCGTTCCTTATTGTTAGCACAGATCCTCACTCTGCTGGTCGTGCTATCAAGCTGTTAGAAAAGGGGCTAATTACAAAGGAGCAATATAAAGAACTTTTGCCAACTCCTCCAAAAATTATTGGACTCACTTCTGCAAGTTATACATTCGATTACCTTTATGAAATGTATTCGGAGTTCATCTATAAGATCACAAATCTTCGAGATAAGAAAGGGGAACCCTTAGAAGACGTTTCTCACTGCGTAATGCAATTGGCTTACCAATGTGCCCCTGTCGGTCTTTACGACCCTCAGTTGGTGAAGGAACTTACTAGCACAATGTCAGAGCAACAGCTTCAAAGAGAGTTGGGCGCTCAATTTACTGATGACTCCGGAGGGTTCTTCTCTTCTAAGAAGATGCAAGAAGCCACTATTCCAATTGGCCAAACTCCCACGACTAGAATTGTTGGAGATCCTACTAAAAAATACATTTTAGCTATTGACCCTAATTATAGTGATTCAGACTCTTCTGACCACTTTTCAATGTCCTTGCTTGAACTCTATGAAGAAGAGAGAAGGGGCGTTTTAGTTCACGGTTATGCCGTGGCTAAGAGTAACTTGGGCGCACGCGCGAAATACCTAAGATACTTAATGACACATTTCAATATTGTCTATATCATTGTTGATAATGCTGGTGGTCCAAAATTCATTCAGGACTCTCAGGAGTTGCCTCATTTGAAGAATTCTGGCATTAAGCTTTCATTCTTCGAAGAAGATTTTGAAAACCAAGATTATCAAGTTGGCCTAAGAAACTCTAGGGAATCTTACGACTTAAGCTCTGGTAAGATTTGTCACGCTCAAAAATTCTCATCAAAATGGATTAGAGACGCAAACGAACTTTTACAAGCGAATATCGAGCATAAGAGAATTCTATTTGCTTCATCTATTCATGGAATTGAAGAAGAGCACCAAAAACAATTAGGTCAGAGGGTTGGTATAGAAGATATTGAATTTGATCTTATTGACCATATGCCTTCTGAGTTGGGCCTTAAGCAAGCTGAATTTATTGATAATCAAGAATATATCGTAGATTTGACGAAGACTCAGTGCGCGATGATCGTTGTTAACTCAAATCCTACTGGGGGACAAACGTTTGATTTACCTAATAACCTCAGAAAGTCGCAATCTCCCGATAAGGCGAGAAAGGACTCCTATTCGGCTCTTTTACTCGGTAGTTGGGGCTTAAAATGTTATTTTGATATGATCGACCTTCCTAAAGAGGATATTGACACGTTTTTTCTTCCCAAAATGTTCGGTTAAGTGTGTAATATAGTGTTATGCCAAGAATTAAGAAAGAGATTGTAGCTTCCGAAGAAGAAATTCCGTTTTGTGAGCCAAAATCTATTATGATGGGTGCTTCGAAGAAAATCATAGCTTCCACTAGAAGCGGTGAAAGAATGGTAGCCACAGAAGGAAAAGATCATGGGTTTAATTCTCTCTCTAATATTAGGTCTTTAAAGAACCCTTTAAAATCAAACGATTCTGGAATTTCGGCCAAAGACGCTATAGAGCTTTGCCAAAAGGCTTACCAAAATGTTCCTATATTTAAGAATACTATTGAGATCATGACGGAATTCGCCAACTCCCCTATCCATTTTAGGGGAGACGACGAAGAGTCTGTTAAGTTTTTTGAAGAGTGGTGGAAGAAAATTAATTCTTATGATATTTCAGATCAATTCCACAGGGAGGCGAATAGATCTTCTAACGTCTTTCTCTACAGAATGATGTATACCTTTACTGCTAAAGATGCTATCGATTCTGGAATGCCCGCTCTTACAGGGAAGTCTATTCCTATTAGATACGCCCTTCTTGACCCTTGCTCTATCAAATGTGATGGAGGGTCTTCGTTCTTGACCTCCTCATACTCGAAGGTTTTAAATGGTTACGAAATTTCTAGATTGAAAAATTCTAAGTCTAAAAAAGATATGGAATTATTAAGTTCTCTCTCTAAGGAAGAAAGGGACGCTATTAAAGCTGGGAGAGGAGAAATCAGTATTAAGCTTGACGAGGATAAGCTTGTTCCAATCTTTATCAAAAAACAAGATTACGAAGCTCTTTCTGTTCCGTTCTTTTATCCAGTCTTAGCAGATATTAACTTGAAGCTAGAATTTAAAAAAGCTGACTTGGCTATAGCAAAAACTACTGACTACCTTATTTTGCTCATTACGATGGGTGCTAAAAAGGAAGACGGTGGAACAAACCCAAAGATGATCGAGGCTATGCAGGGACTTTTCCAAAACGAAAGTGTCGGTAGGGTTGTCGTGGCTGACTATACTACCAAGGGCGACTTTATTATTCCTGACTTAAATAAGATCCTTGGAGATGCAAAATACGTTGCTGTAAATAGGGATATCGCGCAAGGTATGATGAATATCTTTTTTGAGAGCGATCAAAAGTTTTCAAACTCTTTAATTAAAGTTAAAGTTTTCTTAGAAAGATTAAATGAGGCTCGTCGTATTTTCAAGGATCGATTTTTAATTCCAGAGATGGAAAAAATTGCCGAAACAATTGGTTTCAAAAAGATCCCTACCCCAGTTTTTGAAAAAATTGATCTTGAAGACAAATCTCAGTTATTAAGGGTTTATACCCGCCTTGCTGAAATCGGCTTCTTGACTCCTGAAGAATTTTTTGATGTTTCTGAAACTGGTATTATTCCGGAATTTGAGAAATCAAAAATCTCTCAAAAAGAGTTTAAAAAACTTAAAAATCAAGGACTTTTTGAGCCACTTATTGGGGGTTCTAAGGAACCCGTTTCTGGCAGACCTGCTGGGAGTAAAGCGCCTAAAGCAAAAAGTTCTACAAATAAGCCAAGCACAAACGTATCCGTTAAAGAGTCTACTCGAAAAAGTGGGGCAGCTTCTATTGGGTTCTCTGATTTGAAGACCGTTTATGATAAAATTTCTGCTCTAATTCCATCTGTTGAATCTGCTTTTAAAGACCACTTTAATGTTAAGAGACTAAGTAACGCAAAAAAAGAACAAGCCTTTTCGTTTGTGGAATCTATCGTTATTTCCGAACCAATGAAAAATTGGGAAAAGTCGGTTAAAAGTTATGTATCTGGAAAAAAACTTATTGATATAAGTGACGAGATTCTCAACTTATCTGAAGAGCATTCTATTTCAATTTTTCAAGCGGCAATTTTATTTCATTCAGAAAAAGAAAAAGTGTAATCCTTTAAAAAGGGGTTACATATGATAGAAAGATTAATGGTTAAATTTCACGACTTTATGGTTAAAGTCGTTGGTGTAAACTGGAGAACAACGATTTCTGGTCTTGTCGCCGTAATCGCTACTTTTGTTTTATCGACTCCTGAAGCCATAGACTTTCTCCCAGACACCGTAGAACACTGGTTAGAGCTTTGTGCTAAAATTGCCGTTGTTGTCGCGGGTGGTTCTTTTGCTATTCTTGCTAAGGACAAAAGCGTTACTGGCGGTAAAGAGCCAGCTACGGAAGAAGCGAAAAAAAGAATTGGGATGTCATGAGTTCTGTTCTAGCTTTTTTATTTTCTCTTTTAGGAGTTTTAGAAAAACTATTTACAAAAGTATACTCTAAAGAAAATCAATTAAGAGAGGCTTCTAATAGAGAAGCTTTAATTCAGGACGAGGCAGAGACTGCTGTCGTATTAGCTAATTCAGAAGATGAAAAACTTAAATCAGAAGGTATTGATCGTATGCGCAAGCTTGTTTCTGAGTAATTGTTCTTCTCTTAAGGTTATTCCTGATAGGGTTGAAAATTCTCAAATAAGCTTCGATCAAAATGATCAAAATGCTGGGGTTTTAGATTTTAAGTCTGGCGTTGGTTGGCAAATTACAGAAAACGCTGCAAAAAGATACGTGGCTTTAACTTCTGAATATGGTCCAAATTTAATTCCTAAATTAGAAAAAGGAGAGGGTTTAATTATAGATCCTCCTAATTACTATCTTCCTAATCAATACATGGTTAAATTCGCAACACTAAATCAAAAACATAGAGAGGGGTGGAGATGATGGATTTTTTTAAAAGTTTTCTGAATGGACTAAAGAGGGAGAGAATTTCTATTCCAAAACCTACTGGTGTGGATTTATCCCCTGATGTTGTAGAAGAAATCGTAGAAAGGCCCTCTGAACCTTTGTTGCCAGAAGTTCCAAAAGACCCTCTTCAAAAAGAAAAAATCCTTAAAGTCATAAACGCATTTGAAACTGGTTCCTTAGAAACTGATTATTCTTCTCTATTTTTTTATAATGATGGGCCTAACCAGATGAAGCAAATTACCTTAGGTAGAGGTTTTACTGAGTTTGGAAATCTTGGGAAGGTTGTCGAGTATTACTCAAATGCTGGGGGGGTTTTTTCAGACTTCTTCAAAAGATATATAGGTAGGGTCGGTAAGCAACCCTCTCTGAGATCTGACAAGGACTTTGTTGAAAACTTAAAGAAGGCTGGCTCTGACCCGCTTATGAGACAAGCTCAAGACCGAGTATTCGAGGAAAAATACTGGATTCCCGCTAAAAAGTTCTTTGATGATAATGGATTTAAAGAGCCCCTTTCCATGTTGGTTATTTTTGATTCTTTTGTTCACTCAGGAAGTGTTCTTGCTTTTTTAAGGGCTAGATTCCGAGAATTTCCCCCATCGAAAGGCGGTCAAGAGAAAAAATGGATCGAAGAATATGTGAATGTTCGTCATAATTGGTTAGCTACTCACTCTACTGTCCCCGTTTTAAGAAATACTATTTACAGAACAAATTGTTTTAAAAATTGCATAAAGTCTGGCAACTGGGATCTTTCAAAAGTTGTGAATGCTAATGGGATTTTGGTATAATTTATGTGTATCCATAGTTTTATATGAAGATTGAGCAAAGAAAAATCGAAATGACCGCATCCGTTCAAACGGAACAAATTTCCGGAGAAGATGAGGAAAAATTGATTACTGCATCTTCTTTAGACTCTTTAAAGGCTCTGTTCCCAGATTTAAAAAAGGGGAATGACGATCTTCTTAAAGTTTCTTTTAATGTGGCCGTTGCTAACTTGGTAAACTCTAACGGTCACGGTATTTTAGGTGGTGATGCTGTTGCTTGTATGGAAAACTTCCTACACAAGCCTTATAATATTGAGCATAATTCTTCGATGGTTATCGGACACGCTACGAATTACGGTTTCTCTACTTTCGGAGATAATAAGCTTATTGAGAACGTCACTGGAAAATATACGAAAAGTCTGCAACCTTTTAACATGGCCTTAGGTGGAGTTGTTTATAAAAGGGCAGATTCTTACTATGCAGACTTGATTAAAAATTCTTCTAAAAAAGGAAATTACTGGCACGGGGCGATTTCGGCATCTTGGGAAATATTATTTGATGAGTATATCTTGGCAATAGGGTCTAAAAAGCTTGCTGACGCTGAACTTATCCGTGAAGATTCTAAAGTTCAAGAACTGACCCAGTATCTAGCTGACGAAGAAGGTGGCACTGGATTTCTTAAAGACGGAACTCCAATTTATAGAATTGTAATTGGTAACGTTTTACCCGCTGGGGTAGGTTTTACTTTTACTCCAGCCGCTAATGTAAAAGGGTTGGTAGTTGAGGATGAGGTTGACGCAAATAAAAAGACTAAATCTTATAGTAAAGAGGACGAGTGTGCGGCATCAATTACTTTAGAATCTACTTCAGAAACTTCTGTTGAGGAGTTAAAAAGTTTTGTTGAAGAAAAATTTGAAGAAATTAAAGAACAAATTTCACAAAAAGAAAAGTTATCTGTATCTAAAAACAGACATATGAAAATTACAGATATCGCAGACATTACTGAAGATGCCCTGAAGGAGTCTCTTGCCGCTTCGGAAATTAGAAACTTTATTAAAGAGCAACTTTCGGCTAAGAACGCAGAATTTCAACAAGCCGAAGCTGACAAAGCTAAAGAGATTGCTGCAAAGGAATCTGAGATTGCTGCTAAACAAGCTGAACTTGATGCCCAGCTTCAGAAGGTTTCCGACCTTGAAGCAAAAATCTCAAGTGTTGAAACTTCTCTAAATGAAGTTCAAGCTGCTAAAGTTGCTATGGAACAAAGCATTGCATTTAACGAAAGAATGCAAATTGTTGACGAAAAATTTGAAATTGGAGACGAGCAAAGAGAGGTGATTGCAAAACAGATTAAATCTCTTGATGAAGATGGATTCAACGCTTGGTTGAATGATTTCGGAAAAATTCTTGCTGCTAAAACTGTTGGAGATGTTGGTAAAACGCTTTCGTCTGCGAGCGCAAAAGAAGAAGTCCCTAATGCTCAAGAAACTGAAGAAGTTTCTGATATAGAAAAATATAAAAAATCTTTCGCAAAAGTAACTATTTCTGTGTAATTTAAATCTAGAATAAAAAGTCATGTATAATACAAGCGAAAAACCGAATTTGAAACCTTTCAGAAGCGTTAACCCTTACGATGTGGTTAACTTCTTCGCTCACGAAGAAGCCTCTGTTAATAAGGGAACTTTTGTTAAGCTAAAGGGTGGTGTCGATCCCGACGCAACTCCTATGCAATTCCTTCAAGATCTTGAGGGCGTTCCTAGCAGAGCAAAATCGATGAGAGCCGTCAATCCTAATAAGGTTGAAACTGCTGCTAGTGGTGACAGACCTTTTGGGATGCTTCTTTACGACGTTAGAGAAGAAAATAAGTTCGGTGAAAAATACATTTACCGTCCTAGATACGACAGATCCGAACAACAGATCGTGACCTCTGGAGAGAGCGTTCCGATTGTTCAAAGAGGTATCTTCGAAATTAATGGGTTCAGCGGAGCCCCTGATGCCGGAAGTGGTGCCGTGATGCACTCTACTGTTGATGGCCAACTTGTGGTTGTTAATAAATCAAGCGTTACTGACAAGTCTCTTCTTGTTGGAACATTCCTTAGCCAAAGTGGTGCGGATGGTTACGCTTTATTCCAGCTTGAACTTTAATCTTATATTTTAAGAAAAACAAATTTATGAAAGTAAAACTAGAGAAAAACCCTGAGAATTTAGAGCTTTTGGCTAAAGTTGGCTCTCGCAATAAAGCTACCTCTCAAGCTGCTCAAGAAATTCTTGCGGCTTTAGTTGGAAATATTGTGGAGCAAGTTCTTCAACAAGCTGCCACTTCCGAACTTATCTATTCGACTTACGAATATGATTTCGATACGGTCCCTAGCATCCCACTAGATCTGTTCGAAGATAACGATGAAAACTACATCAGAGTTTGGTCTCAATCTATCGCTGGGGGTCTTCCTACCAACGTTATTCACGGGACTGACGAATATAGGTTCCAAACCTATCGTCTTGACTCTGCTGTCTCTTTCTTGAAGAGATATGCAAAAGATGGCCGTCTTAACGTTGTGGCGAAAGCTATCGAAAGAATGGCTCAAGAAATCCTTGTTGACATGGAAGACAATGCTTGGGCTCCGATCCTTGCTGCTCTTGCTGAATCTGAAACCCCAGATGGCCTTAACCACCTAATCAGTGCTACGACTGCTGGTAGATTCCAACTTCACGATCTTAATAAACTGTTTACTAAGATCTCTAGAATCCACACTTCTTGGACTGGCGGAACTCCTGCCTCTCTTAAGGGTAAGAAAGGGTTAACTGATCTTCTTATCTCTCCTGAGGTTCTTGAAGATATCCGTGCCTTCGCTTACCAGCCAATGAATACCATTGCTGTTCCTGACACTGCTGAGTCAACTGTTTTAGGTCTTCCTGATCAGGTTCGTGCTCAATACTTCAGCCAAGGTGGTGTTCCTTCGATCTATGGTGTGAAACTTCACGTTCTTAATGAACTTGGTGTGAATAAGTCTTACAACTCCGTGTTTGATACTTACTACACTCCTGCCGGTTCTCAGCCAACCTTTAACGGTGCTTCGCAAGAAGTTATCATCGGGGTTGACCTTAGCCAAGATGCCTTTATCAGAGCCGTGGCTTCCGAGCCAACTGGTGACTACGATGTTGCGTCTCCTTCTGAATATGGAACTGTTATCACCCTTCCGGATGACCAGTTCTATGCTAGACAGGAACAAGTTGGTCTCTATACTAGACTTGAAGAGGGTCGTGTTGTCCTCGATAACAAAGCCCTTGTTGGTGTGATTCGCTAAGCGAACCCTAACAAAACCGTTAAGGAACCCCAGCCTAAAAACTGGGGTTTTTTATTTCCCATTTTAATTAAACGTGGGTATCAAGTTTTATATATGAAAATAGGATCACTTAAGCAAGCCATGGGTCGCCCCGAGAAAAAGGCTAAATATGAAAGTTTAGAAGAGTTCTCAAACTACTTAAAAACTATTAATAAAGCAAGGTTGCAAGACCTTTGTATGGAATCGGGTTTGGTTCCATCCCATGAAAGACGAATGATGATTAGGGCTTTGGAAAAGCATTTTAAAAGAGCTTCGGCAAAATCTGTAAGAGTTGTTGAGTCTGGCCATCCTACTCAAAAATCTATTAAGAAGCCATCTTCTAAATCTATAACTGAATAATGCAATATTCTAGCTCAGATTTGTCTGGCTGGGCCAGTGGAATGATAGATTGCGGAGGTTACTCCGGAGTGTCTGTCAGTTCTGTGGTTTGTTGGCTAGAAAATAGTTTGGGGGATTTAAATATAAAACTTTCTAAGGAGTATTCTTTAGTGAGTGGTGTCGTCTCTCCAGAAATGTCTATTAACGACATGGCTGTTTATACTCAAATGTATGACTGCTTCTTTCTACAGAAGGCTGCAAGGCAAGCCTCTGCCTATGCACTAACTGACTCAGCTTGGTCTAGAATCGATGGAGATGAACAAGGGTATATCGCAAGGTCAACCCCTTCTGAAATCGCAAAGGTTTATAGAGGTTTGGCTACAGACTGCAAAACTTGTGTTGAAGACATGATTTTTCAATATAACCAAAGTCTTGCGTTACCTCGTCAGGTTTTAACCTATCCCATCTATTGTGGAGGTTTCGACAACTTTCTTCCTCCTACTTTCTTAAGTAGAAACGCTATTGCTAATAACTTCTGGGATGAGTGATTTAATTAGTGCCGAAGCTAAGGCGATTTATCGGGCTAGGATGATGGATCTTTTCGAAACTTGGAAAAGACCTCACGATTTTGTTTTATACAAGTCTCCGCAACAATCTATTGTCGCCATCGATCCTCAGTTTAGTTCAAATTGGGGCTCAACAGCTTATGGAAATAATCAGGTTACCTATACAGAGGTTAAGCAAACTTTTGATGTAAGAATGTGGTATCCTTCGTTCCCTCAGAAGTATTTAACATACCAACCTGATGACGTAGATATTCGTGTGAAAATGGCGCAAGACATTGGAACAATTAAAATTCAATGTTTGAAAGAGTGCTACGATTTCTTGATACAAGCTGAAAAAGCCTATATTTTTGATATGGTTTATAGGTTGGATTCTGACGTTCGACGCTTAGGTATCTTTGATATGGAGCTTTATAGTTTCACAATGGCTAAGCAAAACTAATGAAGTTTAATCCCTTCTCTATTTTACAAAAGAGTAAACAGATGGTAAAAAATGCCATCGAAGCCGGTCGTTCTGTTATTCAAGTTGTAAAGGACTTTACGTTAGGAAAGTCTACGGTTTCCACAGAAATTCCTAAACCTGAAGTTCCTGCTGTTGCGGCTGAGTTTACCATAGAAAAGGTTAGCGTATCCTCCGAGGGTCGCGCTTTTGGAAGGCTAGTAAATAAGGAACTTTCGGATATTTTTAATGAAGCTTTTGAAAACCTTCTAATTTCAGTAAAAAACCACCCCGTATCCAAAGAGCTTAATAAAAAGGGAACTCACTCATCAAAATTTTTAACAGATGGCGATCTGTTTTCCTTTATTGGGTTTCCTGTTAGTTCTGATCCCGTGGCGGATTTGATTGACTTTTTACAGGAAAATATTTACATTAAAAAGAGAGAGGAACGTTCTAATCCAAATTCGAATGTCATTTATGAAGTAATTTATGTTCATATTCCGGAATTCGATGACTTTAAAAAGGACCCCAAAATGTCCATGCCTTGGGAGGAGGGAAACGTTTGGCCATTTGCTATAGAAAGCTACATAGCTGGTTATCAATATTATTTACCATTATATTTGGACAAGTCGAGGTCTTTGGCGGGTATACAAAATGAGAATCCTGTTCGAGACAATTCCTTTACTCCAATCCCATATATCTCTGAACTGTTATTAAAATTTAGGAAAACTTTAGAAAAATCAGGAGCCAAAATTGTCAAATGAAACCACAGAATGATCATAAAGTAGTAGACAGTTTTGTCCAATGGTTTGAGTATCAACTACTCCACGAGGCCGAAGCTTATATTAATGTCTCGACCCCTTTGTTTGATGCTGCGTCCCCTCAATTTAGTGGAATGTCTGAGTATTCCGCACCGTTTTATCAGTGGGTTCATGACCAAAGTGTGACTGGGGCCAATATTCCAACTGCGTCTGGTTTGGGGGTAGATTACATTGATTATAAAAATGGTCGAGTTTTCGGCTCAAAACCTTCTGGGTCAATTGATTATGCAATTAAGGAATTTAATATCTATATGACAACCTCCCCATTGCATAGGTTGCTTTTTGAAGATAGATATCAGTTACGCCCTAGCCCTATAGACTTTCCTATGTCTGGGCTCGCACCGAATAACGTGGTTGCTCCATGTATATTTATTAGGCCAGAGTCACAAGGTGTTGAGCCTCTTGCTCTTGGTGGTTCTATTACTAGAAAATATTTCTTCAATGCTCTTATTTACTCAAATGATGAATTTAAACTTCACGCTGTCATTTCGGTATTTATGAGCAAGCTTTTTAGCTATATTCCAGTTTTAGATAATACTCCGTTAAACTTTTTCGGTGACTACAAAACTGGTGGTTATAATTATGAGCATGAGCTGTCTTCTAATGCTAATTCAAACTTTCTCCTTAGAATTGCTTCTATCAACTACTTTCCTATTGAAAACGACTCTATTTCAAAGATTCACCCAGATTTTTACCTTGGTAGGTTATTTTTTGAACTACATCAGGACCTTAAATAATTTCTGTTTAAGGTATAAAATGTGTAATTACTTTTAGAAAAATATAAGATATGAGCAGAATTCGCGTAATTTCCCCATCTCAAGCTTTGTATGTCGGGCCTTCTCCTTCTACTGGAGCGCACGCATCTGGAAGCGTTCAGCAACTTTACAGAGTTCAGTCTGTTAACTATGACTTCTCTCTCAATAGAGAAGACGTTACTCAGTTCGGTTCTCTTGCGGCTATTGATAGAGTTCAAGTTCAGGCTCCCGAAGTCTCTCTTGACTTCTCTTACTTAGTAACCGATGTTGTTAATGAAGAAAGGCTTGGTTTTACTGTTGACGGTTCCGTCTCTTGTATCAGTGGTCTTTTAAGTAAGGCAGAAGATGATAAGAACTATTTTATCCTAACTACTCCTCAAGGTAGTGATGCTAACGGAAACTCTTCGGGGCCAGCCAATGGTTCTGTTATTGGTATCGGGAATGGATTTATTTCCTCTTATTCTACTGAAGGTGCCGTTGGTGGGTTTCCTACCGCTTCTGTGAACGTTGAGGCCCTTCACATTCAAGGTTATGCAAGTGGAGTTGCTCAGCCGATTCCTGCTGTTAATCCAGTTAATGGACAAAGTATTTCTGCGGTAAACTTTACTCTACCTGCTGCTGTTTCTGGTAGTGTTGGTCAGGCAACTGCTCTTCAAGCTGGGGATATCACTCTTTCACTTGGTAACTCTGCTCTTTTCGTGGATACAACTGATCTTTGTATCCAGTCGTATTCACTTTCGTTCGACCTTTCGAGAGAAGCTATCGAGTGTCTAGGTTCTAAATATGCAAAAGCTAGAGAAATTCAGTTCCCAATTAACGTGTCTCTTCAGGTTGAAGCTCTTGCTGGTGACCTTGTTACTGGTAAGTTGAATGCTCTTACTTGTAATGACGTTGGTTATGATATGAGTGTTACTCTTAGAAAACCTAGCTGTGCAGGTAACGGAGACATTGCAGTTAGATACACTATCAAGAATGCTAAGTTAGACGGTCAGTCTTGGTCGGCTTCTATCGGACCTGCTCAAACTGTAACAATGAACTGGGTGGCTCAATTAGGTGGTCCAGAAGATTTGAACAACGGTTTATTCATCTCGGGTCTCGCTTCAGCAGATTACTGATACAAGCTTTCATAAGCTGAGAAAGCCACCTTCGGGTGGCTTTTTTGTTTTCACAAACTCATTAGATTTCTGTATACCTTTTTAAGGCATAAGGTATGGAAAAAGATTTGACGGTATTTTCCGTTCACAGGAAGCTAATACTATTAGCTAAGACTTGTTTGGATTCTTTTAGGGATCTTGACGAGCTTAATCAAGAGCGCAAAGAGAAATTAAAGAGGATTTTGGAAGATTTTCCGGAATGCGAAAAGGAGATTTCTGACGTTCTAGACTTGTATGAACCAGTTAGTGTTGGGTTTTTGGAAAGATCTAGAAAAAAAATCTTAGATAAAGCGAACGAGCTATCTAGAGAATTTGAAACAGATTTTAATAAAGGTATAAGATGAAAGAACTATATTCGTTTAATGTAAAACGGTCGGTCTCTGTCGAAAAGACCGAGGAAAAGGATGGTAAGAAAATTATTGAGACAGTCAAGGAAGAAGTTCCTGTAACTGTAGTTATCAAGTCTCCTACGAGATCGGAGAGAAATGACGTTCAGCATTTTCACCAAACTGTTTATTCCAAAGCTCTTAAAGAGGGTATCCTTACAAGGGCTATGATTAAAAAAGCCTATTTGGAGAATGGCGGCTTGTTTTCTAAGGATCAAGAAGAAGAAAGACAATCTCTTCTTAAGAAGTATGAAGAGCTAAGATCTCTTGTTCAATTCGAAGAGGCTTCGGCTTTAGAGGCTAAAACAAAAAAAGAAAAGGCCCTCCATGATGAAGCTGCGACTGCCGCATTCAAGGAATTTATGGCCGTTCATCGCCAATTGCAAAACTTCACAACTGAAGAAGAAGACATTTATGTATTCTCTGCTGAAAACCTTGCCAGAGACAAGACTATCGAATGGCTCATTTGTAACCTCACCTTCCTTAAAGAAGGGGAGTCTTATGATTCACCTTTTGTTGGAAAAACTATCGAGGAAAAGAACGACAATTACGAACTTCTGTTAGAAGG